TTGTTTTTTATTTATGAGCTAGATAAAAAATCTGAATGGCGGGATGCAAACAACTGGGTAAAAGCAAACCCTGGCTTAGGAACTATAAAGAAATTAAGAGCATTGCAGGACAAAGCCGAAAGAGTTGCTGATAACCCAAAGCTAGAAAAAAACTTTGTATGTAAAGAATTTAATATACGCGAGACCTCCACGGAAAGTTGGCTGACATACGAACAGCTTAACAACACGGCCACTTTTGACATTAAGGAACTAAAACCTCGATACTGCATAGGCGGCTTGGACTTGTCCGAAACAACAGACTTAACTTGTGCGACTGTAATTTTTAGAGTTCCAGACGATGCGACTCTTTATGTAAAGCAAATGTACTGGCTACCTTCTGACTTGCTAGATTTACGGGTTAGGGAAGATAAAATTCCTTATGATGTATGGTACGAACAAGGCTTATTAAGACTTAGTGAAGGCAACAAAATTAATTACAAAGACGTAACAGATTGGTTCCTTGAGGTCCAAAACGAGTTGGACATTTATGTTTATAAAATCGGCTATGACAGTTGGAACAGCGTTTATATTGTTGATGAACTGAAACAAAATTTTGGAAAGGATTCAACCGAGCCGATTATCCAAGGAAAAAAAACTATGAGTTCGCCGATGAAAACCTTTGCTGCTGATTTAGAAGCTAAGAAAATCAATTACAACAACAACCCGATACTGAAATGGAATCTCTCAAATGCTGCTATTGATGTGGACAAAAACAACAATATTTCACTAATTAAAGCGAGCAATCAAAGGCGCAGAATTGACGGTGTAGCATCTCTTCTTGATGCTTACATATGCTTGGAACGACATTATGAGGACTACATGAATCTGATTTAAGGAGGTGATAAAGGCTTGGGCTTTTTTGATAGATTTAGAAACCGGACTGTAACCGTGTCAAAGTACAAATTGATTACGGATGAGGGCGGCGGTTTTTATGCTTGGAACGGCAATTTGTACCAAAGTGACATTGTACGAAGTGCAATAAGACCAAAAGTCCGGGCGATAGGAAAAACTGTCGGGAAGCACATACGTGAAACAATAAAGCCTGATGGGATGAAGGATATAAAAGTCAATCCTGAACCGTACATCAGGTTTTTGCTTGAAGAACCGAACCCGTATATGACGGGACAAATGCTACAGGAAAAACTTGCAACACAGCTTGAACTTAATAACAATGCGTTTGCCTATATCAATCGGGACGAAAACGGCTATCCAATGGAGATATACCCTATAACGGCTACGGCATGTGAGGCATTGCAAAACAACCAAGGCGAAACATTTTTGAAATTTACATTGCGAACTGGCCGGGATGTAACATTCAGATACACGGACATAATTCACTTGCGGAAAGACTTCAACAACAACGAAATTTTTGGGGATTCTCCGGCACAAGCATTAGCTCCACTGATGGAGATTGTTAACACCACAGACCAGGGCATTGTAAAGGCAATCAAAAACTCAAATATTATCAAATGGTTATTGAAATTCAATCAAACCCTGCGGCCGGAGGACTTAAAAAAGCAGACAAAGCAGTTTGTTGAGGACTATTTGAGTATAGAAAGCGAATCTGTAGGTGCCGCCGCTACAGATGCCAAAGCAGACGCCATACAGGTAGAGCCGAAAGACTATGTCCCGAACGCTTCACAAATGGACAAGACTACGCAACGGATTTACAGCTTTTTCAACACCAACGACAAGATTGTGCAAGGTAAATACAGTGAAGATGATTGGATATCGTACTACGAAGTATCTGTTGAACCCGATGTAATTCAGTTAAGTGGAGAATACACGCGGAAACTGTTTTCAAGGCGCGAACGGGGATTCGGAAACAAAATTATATTTGAATCCTCTAATCTGAACTTTGCGAGTATGCAGACGAAATTAAACTTAGTGCAATTTGTTGACCGTGGAATTATGAACCCGAACGAGGTTAGAGCGATTCTGAATATGGCACCACGCGAGGGCGGAGACACTTATGTGCTTAGAAAAGACACAGGGCAGTTGGAGAAAGGAAGTGATGAAGAGTGAAGGTAAAAATAAAAGGTCCGATTGTAGGCAATAGCGATGCCTGGATATATGAATATTTTGGTATTGAAGCCACAAGCCCGAGTATGGTTGACAAAGTACTTGAAAAAGCCAACGGTGAGGATTTAGAGGTTGAAATCAACTCCGGCGGCGGGAGTGTATTCGCCGGGAGCGAAATTTACACGGCTTTAAAATCCTACAAGGGGAATGTGACAGTAAAAATAGTAGGTCTAGCTGCAAGTGCTGCATCTGTAATAGCAATGGCTGGTAATAAGGTGATGATGTCACCAACGGCTCAAATGATGATTCATAACGTAAGCTCTTGTGCTGCGGGTGACTACCGAGAAATGGAGCACACCGCTGAAATTCTAAAAAATGCCAACGACACAATTGCCAACGCTTATAGAATTAAGACAGGTAAAACGCAAGAAGAATTATTGGCATTAATGGATAAAGAAACGTGGATGACAGCACAAAAAGCAAAAGAACTTGGTTTCATTGACGAAGTCATGTTCGAGGACATACAATTTGCGGCAAGCACATCCTATTCAGGTCTATTGCCGCCGGAAGTAATAAACAAAATGCGTAACACGGTTAAGAATCCGGTTCGAAACGAATCGGATATTTTAATATCAAAATTAAAATTTTTAAAACTGAAAGGAGAAAAAGAGGATGTTTAGAGAAAAATACCTCAAGCAGAGGAACGCTCTCTTAAAAGAGATAGAGAATCTTATTGCAGAGGGCAAAACCGAAGATGCTGATGCTAAGATGAAAGAAGTTGAAACATTGGACGAGAAGTGGGAAAACACCAAAAAGGCAACCGCAAACTTGACCGCATTGAAGGGCAGCACAAAAGTGACAGACATCGAAGACAAATCCGTTGACGTTGGAGATGCCAAAGCGATTGACACCATTCAAAAACCTGTACCCATGAATGATGACAAGATGTATGAAACCGCATGGGCTAAGACTATGCAGGGCAAAAAGCTTGACGCAAACGAGCAGGCGGTTTTTGATAAAGTAAATGCTGAGTTTCAGAACACTTATACTCACGACACCGGCAATACTCCTACACTGATTCCTAAAAACGTTGTAGCTGGAATTTGGAAGAGAGCAGAGGAAATGTATCCGCTTCTGGCTGACGTAAAGAAGTACAATGTTAAAGGTACGCTGACGATTAATAAGCACACCGCAATAGCAGCAGGTGACGCAGCTTGGTATGATGAGTCCGCATCTACAGCAGACGAAAAGAATACGTTTGGGCAGTTGACATTGACAGGATGCGAACTGTCAAAGGTTATCACCGTAACATGGAAACTACGTTCAATGGCAACCGAAGAGTTTATTCCTTATATCAAAAACGAGCTTGGCGAAAGAGTCGGTGTTGCACTTGGTACAGCTATTGCAGTAGGCAAAGGCAAACCGGGCGAAGGCGAAACGTTTAAGCCGGAGCCTTTAGGAATTGAAACTGCATTATTGGCAGAGAACGGCACCCCACAGGTAGTAACATATAATCCCGATGCATCTGCTTCTGCTTCCGACTCATTAACATACGACCGCTTCACCACAGCGATAGGGAAAATCCATTCGTCTTATTTGGCGGGTACCGCAATCTATGCCAACAATGCTACGATATGGGGACTGCTTGCTAACTTGAAAGATAACACGGGCAGACCATTGTTCATTCCTGACCTAACCTCCGGCGGAGTAGGCAGAATGTGGGGATTTGAGGTTAAAGCTGATGCAGGCGTAAGCAATGACACGGTTATCATCGGCAACCCCAACAAGGGTTATGTGCTGAACACCAACGAGCCTATGAGCCTTGCAACAGAGGAACATGTGAAAGCCAGAACAGTTGACTATGCTGCATATACGATTGTAGACGGAGGGGTACTTGATAACAAAGCGTTTGCACTAATAAAAAAATCATCTTAACCGTTAGCCCTGAAACAGCCACATTTGACCTCAACACAGGGGGAAATGGTTACGCAGATGTGGTGCTAACGGTTGCTGCCAATGTGGGCAGCGTAACCATAGGTGATGTCTACAACGGAGATACTAAGCTAACGAAGACAACTCACTACACTGTAGCAAATGGTAAAGTAACGCTAAAGACAGCTTACCTTGCAACCTTGACAAAGGATGATTACACAATCACAATTAAGACCAACAAGGGTAATGTGACGGCGGTTATAACGGTAATAGATACTACAACTTTGACGGCTAACCCGGCAACGGCAACATTTGACAAAAACACCGAAGGACAAGGCTACGACGATGTGGAAATCGAAGTCGAGCACAATACCAGCGGAGTAACGCTAACGTCTGTTAAAAACGGAGACACGACATTGACACTAAACACACATTACACTGCTGACGGTCTGGTTGTGACGATTCTCAAAACATATCTTGACGACCTTGATAAGGGTGATGCTACAATCACAATTAAGACCAACAAGGGTAATGTGACGGCGGTTATAACGGTAATAGATACTACAACTTTGACGGCTAACCCGGCAACGGCAACATTTGACAAAAACACCGAAGGACAAGGCTACAACAATGTGACAATCGAAGTCAAGCACAATACCAGCGGAGTAACGCTA